CATCACTGCATCGCCCTCGTTGCTGAAACCTATCTTGTAGTTCCCCGAGCGCATATGTCTCGCTTGCTTCAGCCATGTCTGCGTACCTCTAGTCGGAGTAGCAACACCCTCTGACTTGACCTGCATGCCAGCATCGAAAACCCACTGCAACCACTTTCCTTTCTCCCTAACTCCTGACTGTATTCTATTCTATGCCTGTCTTCCTTACATCTGGTTACAGGCGTGGAAAGAAGTTGCTGTGGGCAAGGGTCTGAAGAAGACCTTTTCGTTACTGGCTCTTGGTCTGCATCAGAGGGTGTTACCCCTCCTACTTAACTAGAGGTACTAGACATGACTAAATCAAACTCAACATCCACACTCATGGAACTAAAGCTAGCTGTCATCAACTATCACGATGGTGACAACATGGATTATTTACAAAAGAATATCTCACGCGATGCGTGTTATACAAGTTACAATAGTTTAACATACAAGAAGAAGATGCTAGCTGACGCAGTTACAGACTTCGAATCATATGTAGCCGAAGGCAAAGACATTGCGGCAGAAAGAGCTTGCGAAAAAGCTGAACGCATTGAGATAGAACTCGAGCAACTTGATGAGCGTCACGAAGCTGACAAAGCAGTATACCTTATCATCAATGACGGCGAAGAATGGAGCATGACAGTCAAGCCTAAAAGCAAGGCATCACTAGCATCTAAACTAGCAGCAATGCAAAAGAGGGTGGCGTAAGCCCCCTCACTACCAAGGAGATACTCAATGTTAAGCATAGAAGAACAACGTCGCAACGAACGTCGCAATCTAGGTTACACTGATGCTGAGATACAGCATGAGGAATTAAAGGATCGCATCTGTATATTTTTATACGCAGCTACAGCATCAGGAATTGTAGCGTCAGCATGGATGTTCCTCCTCTTTTGAGGGGGCGCATCTTGTGCTTGGCGTTGAGTCGAGGTCAACATGTGGTGGGTTGTGTTGCGTAAGCGCACAATGTAAACTATTGAAATGAAATGGAAAAGAATTAATGAAATGAAACACACACAACTAATTAGATTCATGCGTGAAGACTTAGGTCTTCAAGGCTACTCATATAAAGTATTAAAACTTGTAATGAAAACCAGCTCATCAGTTATTGCTGAGAAGATTGACCATCATCTTGCTCAAGAAATTATACATCAAGATGGTGAGCGTAGCTTGCATCATGCTTATCAACGTGAAGCATTTATGAATAAAGTAGCGGCTCAATTTTTAGATCTGTATCCGAATGAAACAATAGAGGAGTATTACCCATGATAGATATATATGATTGCTTCCAACGTACATGGTGGAAAGACAATCCTGACTGGCCTAATGGTTTAGAACCACATGCTGGTGAAAAGGATTTCTATTTTAAGAATGCAGTAGGCAGTGAAACACATGCCTTCTTCACCGAGCAAGAGGCAATAGATTTTTGTAGACAATGGAACGACACGCATGATGCTGGTCGATATAGTCTCAAAGCAGAGTACCAAGACAGACCAGAACCTATTATTACAGAGGACATATAATGAATATAACTATTATGAATGTAAGTAAGATTACACAAGTGCGTAAAGTCTTCAAAGATTTTACTGCTCTTGAGCTCAAGATAACTGACACCAAAGGCAATGATGAATATATAACAATGCACTTTGATAATAATAAGCAACTCGTATGGGAGGCAAAGCCAGATGAAACACACAATTAAATCACCGCCGATGACACGGCAGCACTATGAATTTATAGCAGATCTGATGGGCCCAATGGTTACTTGGCCTTCACATCTTATAGATATAGCTGATGCCTTAGAGAAAACTAATCCTAAGTTTGCTCGTAAGAAATTTCTTGATCGCGCAACTAAAGCATGGGAGGATGTGCAATACAAAGGAAAGTTAGATGACACAATACCATTCTGAAGTTGAAGCTAAGTATAATAATTGTCCTGAGTGTGATGGTACTGGCGTGATAGTATACGCCAGCCTCAACGATGACATACCATTAAGATCATGCAATAACTGTAGCGGAAAGGGCTACGTTGAGATGGATGAACTTGACTGGCTTGATTGATTGCTGCATAACCGCAACATGATACAAAGTTATTGGGATATGATACAGGAAAAGCATAAGGGATTTGACATCCCTTTGCATAGGGTATTCACCAAGGCTGGACTGCCAACGTCAACGTACTATCGTACATTAAATGGCAGCACTGAATTGAGATATGATACTGCTGTAAAAGTTATAAGAATGATGGAGCTGATGGAAGGTGCGTATCCTACAAGCAAGGATAAGCGTAGACTGAATGCAAAAGTTTCCAAACTATAAGCAAGATACATATGTTACCACAACGTATGATGAAATGATTACAAGTCTGATTGATAGACGCAATCAATTAGGTATATCACAAGAAGGTCTTGCATTTACTATAGGTTGTACGCCATCATTGATTCACAAGTGGGAGCAGTACAAGCGTGTTCCCTCTGGTTTCATGTTCGCTTGTTGGGTAGAAGCACTTGGCTGTCAGATCGAAATCAGCACGAAAGATATTGAATCAAGTAACATATCCTTGTGATGCTTGCGATCAACGCACTGAATTTTTTGTGCAGATTATGGCGACAACTAATCCAGCCACGTACCATACCATATGTATGACCTGTTATGAGGAGCAAACATGGCAAACAAAAATAAGTCTAAAGGAATCTACCACGAAAAAAGATTCTGCGAATGGCTCGACAAAATCGGCATCGAAAACTACCGCGTCCCCCTCTCGGGTGCGCTCGGAGGAGAGTGGAGTGGTGACATCCACGTCACACTGGGCGGACGAAAGCTGGTAGCCGAGGTAAAGTATCGAGACAAATCTAATTTCCCTAGTCCATTCACTGTGCTGGATGGCAGGGACATAGCCTTCTATAAAAGAAAGACAGGCAAACCACAGTCCCTGGTCATTATGCCAGCGGAATTATTTGAACACTTACTAGGAGAGACAAATGGAAAACCAAACGAAGATGATTAAAGCACACCTCGATCAAGGCAATTCTATCACAGCATTAGAAGCATTGGATATGTTTAGCTGCTTTAGATTAGCATCACGCATGCATGAACTAAAAGAAAGTGGCTATCCTTTTATGAAAGAAATGGTTAAGGTAGATAGCGGCAAGTCTGTTGCTTGCTACACAAAAGTAAACCTCTAGTACGACTCACAATACTAGAGGTTCAACAGGTAAGAGGACATTAAGAAATGGAAAGACCTAATGTACGCGGACATATTACTACGAGATGTTATTGATTGGCAAGTAAACAATCCTAATGCAAAATATATTTTGATTGTGCTAGCTAGATATACAGATTTAAATGGCGAGTGCTTCCCAAGCATACCAACTTTAGTCAAGACAACTGGCTTGAGTAGAAGCACAGTCATACGTGCTATCAACTGGTGCATAGATAACGATTACCTAACAAGAAGATCTGGACGTACTGGCGTAGCCAGTGTGTATAGATTCAAACATTTAATGGAGGATGATATGAAAGATACCCGTGTCACACAGACACCCCAAGTTATATCTAATGTAATAGATATTAATAGTAATAGTAATACTACTTGGGGTGTCACACAGACACTCCCCTTCGATGCGTTCTGGTCTGCGTACCCACGCAAGATAGCAAAGGGACACGCTCGCAAGGCATTCGATAAGGCATGTAAGATTGCAGATCCTATTGCAATTCTTACTGCCGTTAAAAAATTTGCTGATGCTACTCAAGGCACAGACAAACAGTTCATCCCTCACCCTACGACATGGCTTAATGGCGAGAGGTGGGAGGATGATATAGAAGATGTTGCACCAAGCAGCAGAACTAACACAGATTTCTTAGACGACATCATCAATGATATGTCACAAAAAAAATTAGCCATAGATAGGGAGTAACATATGGACTACACACAACGCACATCAATGATAGGTAGCTGGCTGCAAGGTATCTTAAAACGCTACACGCCACCATCTAGCATGGATCGTGACACACTAGGTCAAGAGCTGCAGCTCATTGTCGAGGACATCAACACTAATATACCTACGTCATTCGAGAAGATAGATCTCGAGGTCGTATTAAAAAAGATCGATGGTCACGTCCGACAGTATCAAGCTTCTCGTACGTGGCCGACAATCAAGACGTTTGTTATGTCAACGAAGACAGCTGTAGAAGAATACTCTCGCAATACCGAGAGCTTGAAGGTGACATCACAGAGCAATCTCGATGCAGCTATACTCATGGTCAAGCGAATCAAATCTGGCGGCGCAATACCAGAATGGATACTCAACCCTGACTCTATCTATCGACAACGACTGCTGCTTGACACAGATCTCGTTGACTCAGACTTCAATAAATATCTTGATCCTACTGCACCAATGCAGTAGACAAGTACATATAAGAGGAGAATAAAAATGGAACGTAAAGGATTTATTGGCGGCAGTGACGCTGTCAAAATAATGAACGGCAACTGGTATGAGCTATGGCAAATCAAACGTGGCCTTGTTGAGCCAGAAGATTTGTCACACAAAGTAGCAGTACAGATGGGCATACAAACAGAGGACATGAACCTCGGTTGGTTTGAGAAAGAGTACAGCAAAAAAATATTAGAGAAGCAAGACAAGTACACACGCACACACAACGGCGTGCCGTATGTAGGTACACTTGATGGTGTGCTTGAAGATACTAACGACCTTGTTGAAGCCAAGCATACGTTTGCACACAATACATTAGACAAGGTGTGCGACTACTACATGGCACAGGTGCAGCTGTATCTATGGCTATCCAATATGGATGGTGCATACATGTCAGTATTCTTTGGTAACAACAGATGGGAATGCTCATACATTAAAAGACATGACTCATATATAAGTGTAGTGCTTGATGCTTGCACAGATTTCTGGGCGCACGTTGAGAGTGGCGACGAACCCATTGGTCACGACCAACCAATCGCATCACCTATTAATCAGATACCTATAGATGATATGATTAAACGTGACGCTAGTTCAGACAATCACTTCACATACTTAGCACAGGAATACATAGAGTTTGAACCAGCAGCTAAGTCATTCGAGTCAGCTAAGAAAGATCTCAAAGCTATAGTTGCCGACAATGAACGCGAGGTTTACACAGATTTATTAACCATACGCCGCGATAAACGTGGCGCATTACGCATCAGTAAGAGGAGAAAGTAATGGACAATCTAAATATATGGAACAAGCTATCCAAGTCAGACCCCAAGTATCTGAAGAAGGTTAGCTTCGGATCGCGTAGCTTTACAGCTATCGATCCACAATACCAAGTGCGCATGATGACAGAGCAGTTCGGCCCTGTTGGTGTGGGCTGGGGCTGGCAGTCACACACAGAAATAGTGCAGCTAAGTAATGGCGATGCCAGTATACTAGCACACATATCTGTTTGGCATGGCGAGCAGATGAATATGTTCGGCCCCTTCACAGGGTGTCGTAAGTTCTTCGATGCAACCAAAGGCAGACTAGCCGAGGATGCACCTAAGATGGCTGTCACTGATGGCCTAACCAAAGCCTTATCACATCTAGGATGTAACGCTGACGTGTTCCTTGGTGAGATGGATGGCAACAAGTACGCTGCAGATAGCGGCAAGAAACCTACTAGCGGTAGCTGGTAACAACTAAAGGAGCCAGAAGCATGGCATATGATAACACGAATACAGGCGCAGCATTCAAACCTTTCGATAGCATGAAGATGATATTGCAGGGCAAGATAAACCTAGAGGGTAATGATCGTAAGGTCGTACTGGTAGCAGACACAACCAAGAGTGGCATGAAGATCATTGAGGTTTACCAGAAGGTAGGCGTGTTGTTTGAGAACGACAAGCGTGGCAACGACAACGCACCAGATTATTCTGGGCCAATGGAAGACTACGCTGCACAAACACAGATGCAGATAGCGGGCTGGAAGAAACAGAAGGATGATAACAACTATCTTTCTATGCAGATCAGTCAGAAGCATGGCGGTCAGCAGCAAGCGCAGCAAGTTAGCACTGCACATCTCGACGTTGATGACGACTCAATCCCATTCTAAAACAGAGGGCGAGCTTCGGCTCGCTCACACACGGAGGACTTATGACTACACCAATTACACCAGAGCTAATAGAACGAATAAGATTCTATGCAAATAATGGAATGACTAAAGCACAGGCCAACAGGATCTATGGCATACCACGCCATGCAATCAGGGTAGCCATCGAGAAGTATGATGTAAGATTTACAACAGGATACACGACAGGCGTTGAGCGTGCATTTAAAAACTTAACAGACAAGGAGTATGAAGAGAAAGATCTGATCTATAAATCTACAGTACAGCGCAACAGATACGACCAGTACAAAGAGATACTAAAGACTGCAAGGACTGCAGCCGAACGCAAAGAAATAACTTATGGGTTTGTGCTGCATGAGTTTGAACTAACACAAGCTGCAAAAAATAATAGACCACCCTTACCAGGATTTACTTCTAAATTTTCTAGCCATCCACGTATAGCAGACATGCTTCGTGCGGAGCATTAAGCTCCGCTAGAAACCTATATACTTATACGCCAACGTGTGCAATCCAAGAATGTATTTTCTTTGTCTGCTCCATACGATCATCAAGCCCATGTGTTCCACCATTCACACGCTTGGTTATGCTAGTGATAACTGAATCATTCACACCATCATCAGCCATATCAAACAAGCCATTGGATTCAAAGAACCACATGGCAGATTCAAATGCGTACTCAGTTGCAACAAGATCAGGGTCAGTCATTACATCAGGCAGCCCCATGTCACTAGCAAAAGCTCTATAGTTTGCCTTGCCTGTTAACTGGATGAAGCCGCGCCCTACCCATAACGCCCCTTCGTTTTCTCCATTGCCCATGCGATTAGAGTATACCTTGTTAGCTAATGCCTCTGGGTTACGCGCATAAGGTGCAGCCGATTCCATAGTTGGAAATCTCTTAGGCCACACACGCATCATAGACTCAGCAGAATAGTTAAGGTTCTCTCTGGTTAAGCGAAACATTCCTGACTCATGTGCTGCTTGACCTAACAAATGTGCGCCACGCTTACGAGACAAACCAAAGTAATCAACGATTGCTCTCGCTGTGTTGGGGCCAAAGTTCCCATCGGCTGATGCACCGATACGATCTTGAAGTATCTTCATTGCTTCACTCATTATTTCTCTACCTTCTTAACTTTTTCTATTGATCTCAAGCCGCCCAATCCAAGCATGCCCATCATCACAGTCATAAGACTACCCATATCAAACTCTGGTAGCTCTGGTATGTCAACACCAGCAGCACTCACACCAAATACAATCAATGGCTGCAGAACAAAGTGATAAGCAAATGCCACACCACATACCCAACCTATGAATGGTCGCCATCCACCTTTGAATAAAGAACCTGATGCTGCTTCAGCTTTGTTTATTTCCAGCTGCCCCATCAATGCTTGTTGTGCATGGTTGTCTGACATCGTTGCTATCTCATGCGCAAGCTTTGCCTTCTGATCTTTATCTTCAATTACTTTATCTAACAGGCCAGTAACAGGCCCTATTAAATTACCTACTAGATTCATCATTGTTTCTACCTTTCGATAACGCTGTTGCTCCAAAGAACGCAGCCACTATACCGGCAACTGACACAAAGTATACACTTGCCATGCTACCTAGTATGTTAGCTGCTTGATCTAAGCTTAATACATTTGCTAGCACCACCGCAAAGGGGTACAGGAGCATCCCTGACAGGGCGAACCATGTCATCCTACGTTGAGCATCACGCTGGGCATCCTCGTCCTCTAACCTACGCTTACGATCCTCGTACTCAAGTGCATCCCATTCTGCTTTATCAATATTTCCGTTGCCGTCCTTATCGAAGTCTTCAAATTTTTTCATAGTGGTTTCTCCAATGCATCGATAGCATCCCATGTACTATCTATATCTGCCTGTAACTCTTTAAGGTTTTGCTCGATACCATCAGTTAAGATCGTAGACTTCTCAACCTGTGATTTTAAATCCACAAGTGTAGCCTGTGTTTCTAAGATAGTTGTCATTTGTGTAGTTATTCTAGCTAGAGATGCAGCCAAACCTTCAACATCATTTGATTGTAATGTTTGCTCAAGTGCTTGGATGCGTGGCTCAACAGATACTACCTCTGTAACTGTAGCCTCTACATCCCAGAACCTATTAACCACATCGTAACCATAGTAAATACTGGAAGAAAGCCCACCAAGAGCAGAAGTAATAGCCAGTAAATGCCAACCTCTAAGCGTAAATCCTCCAGCTTTGATCTCAATATCTTCAGACATGTCATCACTCCTGTGTATATGCAGACGCATAGTCATACAAATCAACAGCGCTTACTTGATTAGATGCTGTATACTGTGTCCAACCTGTGCCTTCACCTTCCCATGTAATTAGATACTCATCTTTTACAAAGTTATATTCAACAGAACTATAATTACCAACAACAATACTATTAGTAGATGCATAGTTATCAATAGATGTTGTTAAGCTTTCATTGTTTGATGCAGTTAAGTACGCACCTGATAGCTGCGTCCACACACCAACAGTATCTAAAGCATTATTGTAATCTAATCTGTCTTCTTCAGTTATCTCAATGTTACTTAAATAATTTTGTAACGCTAAAGACTCAGGTCTAGTATCAGCAGTTAATGCTTTGCTAGCAATTACACTAGCAGCCATAAGAGTTGCACTAGCTGCAGTAAGATCATCAACAGACATGCCTAACATAATCATTGCACTATCATACTCAGCCTTGAATAAATCAGATGCATTTTCTGCAGCAGAAAAATCCATTGCGGCAACAACATCAACAGCATCATTGTATGTAGTAAGTTGAGTAGAGGTTACATGCGCTTGTTCAAATGCAGCATCAGCTATTATGTTACCTTCATTAGCATAGTCAGTTGCAGCTAATGTTAGTATAGCGCCCAATGTTACTTGCGCCTCTATTACTGAAGCCGCATCGTATAGATCTTTAATCTCTGGAGCTTGCTGTGCGCTGGCTCCTGAACCTAGAAGACAGGCTAGGCTTATTATCTTTGTTTGTTTTAACATCTGGTAGTTCCTTTAATTGCATTAACAGAAAAGCATCCCAAAAAGTTTTAGACTCTTCGTATCCTACAACATAAACATCAGGATTTTTTCGCATCATCTCGTAGGCTTTACGACCTGTTAGTATGCGACCTGTCTTGATGTCCGTTAAAGGACAGGGCGTTGACGCTAATGCCATTGCCCGAAATACATTTTTAGAACTACACATGATACTAATACCAGAAACTTGTAGCCCCATTCCTCCCAAATTTTGCGGCGTACCTATAATTCGCGCATCTTTCCTACGATTGCAAGACTCATCTTGCCTCATCTTTCCTACTGATACACCTATAGTAAATAGCTGTATACCATTTGCTTCTGGCACTAAACAAGAATCATTACCACCACCGCCCATTACAGTAGGTGCATTGCTAGTGTATACTGGTTGCGAGTTAGGTGATGATCCTGCTCCATTGTATGTATTGTTTTCTGTTAAGTTATTACTTTCAACTGTGCTATTATCATTGCCTGAACTTGTGTTAAAAGATGAGCTGTCACCTATTTCAGCCCTAGCTTGCGCAGAGAAAAGAATAAGTATTACTATGTATCTCCACATTGCTCTTCCAATGCTTGTCTAAATGTATTGTCGCTACACATAATTGTAAGCGCTGCATCATGGTAGCCAAGGCCGCCCATAGTTCTGGCGTTTTGATTTCTCTCGCAGTTCTTATCTCCCATACATACACTAGGATATGAAAGTGTTGGAGCTTCTAGCTGTGTGCATCCTGCTAGCATAGAAAGAAATAACCATTTAAGTTTCATTACATCTTCATTAATACCGCAACAAGTAAGGTTAATATTGCTCCTGTTGCTGCAATCATAATGCTTTCCATACGTTTAACTCGACCAAATAGATCTTTAAATTGTATCTTAACTTCTGTTTTGATTGCAATCACTTGCTTTTCTAGCTCATCAAGCCTGTCATGCGCAGAAGATATAGTTCTTTTATTCATTTGATCATCCTTATTTTTATACTGCTGTTGAACCACTCATGTTATCTTGTGTCATCACCCAAGTGTAACACTTAGATAAGAAGTCATCGCCAGCCGTAGCTTCGATAGTAGCTAATGGTGCATTATATCTACGGAAGTCTACAGGGTGAGTATCATCTGTTGGTGTTGCTGTAGCAAACCCAGAGCAATCGATCATTACTGAGAAGCTATCACCTAGCTCTCTTGAGATTGATGCTGTTACTATTCTAAAGTATGCACCACTAAATGCTGTGCCATATTGTGATGTTGATAAGTCTAATTGTATTGCCATGTTAAGGCTCCTTTAAGTCAATTAAGTTGTAGGCCAATGTTCGTCTAACCAGTAGTCGTGAGGTATAGGTGACATAGCTTCTAGTGTATTAGAAGCATCACGTATCTCTTTTATCTTAGCCCAGATAGCTTGGTTAGCATTGTACTCAGCTAGTTCTTCTGCTGTCCAATTGTCTGAACCTTTATTAACTAACTCCATTGACCTGTTGGTTATGTTACGTTGTTTCCACTCAGGGCAGTAGTTAAGTATTAAACTCTGTGCATGTTTTCTTACATCGTATTCGTTACCTACCATGTCTTGCACATACCAATCAGTACCATTCCAG